GAACATGGGAGTCTTATGAGTTCCAGTCCGTTCTTAGGAAGATAGCTGACTCAGATGTTCTTACAGAGGATGAGAGAAAGTTAGTAAAAGATTTTGCCGAGAATCCCAAAGAGGATAGAGAGGATAGTGAATTGGATGAGGTCATATCCCATATAGCTAGACTTGGTGATGTCTTTGGACAGAATAAGAAAGAGTCTAACGACTGGAAGTTGAGAATACTTAAAGCAGGTTTGGAGCAGAGGGGTTTAGATATTCCAGAGTATTGGGATAGGTTAAGTGAAGATGAGAAGACAAAGAGATTAGATGCGGTAATTAGTTTATTGGAGGATGGTAAATAAAATGACCAAAATTGTATTTGATAGAAAAATGGTTGAGAAGATAAGAGCAAAAGAAAAGGAAAGAGACGCCGAGAGTAAAACTAAAGAAGAGGTGGATAATCGGGATACAGTGGAAGGCGGTGATAAATAATGAACGAAGCAATACCGATCAGAAAAAAGAAACAAGAAAAGCACACAGATTATCATCTAATAAGCGTTGCAATATTAGTTGGGATAGCCTTGCTAGTATTTGGTGTGGTTACAGCGGTTAGGAAGATCGCAGACTGGGGAGCTAAACATCAAATAGTTAGTCAAAGAGTTATAGATTTACAGGTTAGATTGCCTTTTAGGATTGAAGAAATAAAAGAACCAGAACCTATTAAGGAATTGGTAATAGTAGGAACCCCATACGATGAATTAACTTCTACAGAGCAGAAGATAATACAAGTATGGGGTGACTACAAACAAGCAATGATAGCCATTGCGATATTTAAGTGCGAATCAGGACTTGATCCTGAAGCAGTATCTGAAACGGGAGACTTGGGAGTAGCACAAATAAATTGGAAGACTTGGAAAAATCCTGTTAAAGAGAAGTTTGGTTATACAGCAATAGATATGTTTGATGTTGATAAAAACTTGGAAGTTGCTAAATGGATTTGGGATAGAGGAAATGGAATAGAGGGAGATGAAATAGGAAGTTGGGAGGATTGGACTGCATATACAAGCGGTATATTTACGAGCTGCTTGGAGTAATTAGTTTAATCTCATTGGCTGGGATGTAGCATTCACTACTCCCAGTCAGTGAGTGCTACAAAGTAATAAATATATGAAAACTAAGGTAAAAACTATTTGGGGAGCAGGATTTGTAAGTGTAGCAGATAAGTATGTTAAGGAAGCATTGGCTTTGAAAGAAGGTTTAGATATTGAATACAAAGGTAGGGTTATGAATATTCCATACGAAAAGTTATTGGAAAAGAAACCAAGAGGTTCTGTCTTTACAGATAAGTTTGGTAGAAAAAAAGAATACACTCTGTATGACTTTTTTTGGGAGAATGAAAAATGAAAATAACTAAGTTAGAAAAAGAAACAAACTACATAAGCAATACTGTCAAAATAGGTGTTGAAATAACTATAGATAAGTATGGATTGGATATTCTAAAATATGTTGGCAATGGATTTGATTATATTCCTGATGAGATGATACCTAGTATCCTTGTTGCGGTGGGAAAAGTCTATAAAGGAAAGATAAAAAATGGTAAAATAATAGAAGAAATAAACTCCATTGTATATTGAATCGGTAGGTTAGGCGTAAGGCGTGACTTACCGCTTGAGGATATGATGTAATTGAAAATAATATGGCGGGAATAAAAAGAACAGAGGCAGATAAGTGGTTTAGTAATTACATTCGGGCAAGAGACAACTTTACTTGTCAAAGATGTGGGAAGAAGTTCCCAAAGTATGTAGAGGGTGGGGACAACACCGCTTTAATGGGATTAGACACAGCACACTGCTTTACAAGAGGACACAGTATGGTTAGATTTGATCCAAATAACGCTATATCTCTTTGCTATGGTTGCCATTCATACGCAGATCAGAACCCAGAAGATGTGCTGTACCCTTTATTTAAGAGCAAGATAGGCGAAGAAGCGTTTGAAGAACTGATGAGAAAGAAGAATATACCATACAGAGGGGTGAAAAAAGACCAAAAAATGATAAGTAAGCATTTTAGAGAGTTATTTAGAGAAATGTTGAAACAACAAGAAGAAACGACACTCTAAAATAGATTCTAAGGCGTTTGTTTTGAAAAGTTAATAGTAAGCAGGGCAGTAAAGACCAACACCCTTCTTCTAACACTCGTCTCATGTTCTTGGGCAGGGAGCGTGAGACAATACTGCCTTGCTTTTTGTTAATTATTTGGTAGAATAATTGAAACAAAAGACTTCTTCGCTGAGGTCTTTTTGTTTTTTACCGCACATTAACCGTAGATGTTGTATAATATACTCATGGCAAAGGAAAAACCTAAGACCAAATATAGTGCAACGAAGATTAGACAAAAGAAACTTGCAAATAAAATATTGGAAAATAATGGAAAACCAATGGGTACTCTGATGAAAGAGGTAGGATATGGCGAGGGATATGCAAAGAACCCACAATTACTGACTAAAACTAAATCATGGCAAGAACTAATGGATGAGTTTTTACCAGATGAATTGATAGCAAGAAAACACAACGAACTTCTCAACAAGACAGATAAAGACGGTGAGATAGATGCGAATGCAGTTAAGTCTGGAATAGATTTGGCTTACAAGGTAAAAGGTAAGTTTGCTCCCGAAAAGATAGAGCATAGTATTAGAGAAGTTAAAATAATTAAATATGAATGAAGTAATAACGCTTCCTCATAACTTTACGCCCAGAGATTATCAGTTGCCTTTACTTAAAGCTCTTGATAAAGGATACAAAAGAGCTATTGCTGTTTGGCACAGGCGTTCTGGTAAGGATTTAGTGATGTTAAACTACATTGCTAAGTGTATGTATGAGAGGGTTGGAACTTATTATTATTTCTTCCCTACATATCGTCAGGCTAAGAAAGTTATATGGAATGGTATGACCAGAGACGGAGTTAAGTTTACTGATGCGTTCCCTAAAGATTTAAGAGTTAGAACTAATGATAGTGAAATGCTCATTGAAATGGATAATGGTTCAATATTCCAACTTATTGGTACTGATAACATAGATGCAGTTATGGGAGCTAATCCTATTGGATGTGTGTTTTCAGAATGGAGTTTACAGAACCCGTCTGCGTGGGATTACATAAGACCAATCCTCGCTGAGAATAACGGATGGGCTGTGTTTATCTACACACCCAGAGGCAAGAATCACGGCTACTCACTTCTTAAAACAGCACGGGCTTATCCTGATGTGTGGTATTCCGAAGTGTTGACTGTTGAAGATACTAAAGCAATAGATGTAGAGACACTAAATCAGGAATATAAGGAGATAGTAAGAAAAGATGGGAACGATGCTTTATACAGACAAGAGTATCTATGCGATTTTGAAGTACCTATTCAGGGTGCTTACTATGCTGCTCAATTATTGTTGGCTGAGTCAGAGGGTAGAATAACCAATGTGCCTTATGACCCAAACACTTTAGTACATACGGCGTGGGATTTAGGAATGGATGACTCAATGAGTATATGGTTCTTTCAGGTTGTTGGTCAAGAGATACACTTTATAGATTACTACGAGTCAAGCGGGGAAGGTATTAACTACTATATCAAGTATTTACAGGACAAGGGGTACATATATGGAAGACACTTTGCACCTCACGATATAGCAGTGAGAGAGCTGGGTACTGGGAAGAGTAGGTATGAGGTAGCTAAGAGCTTGGGTATTAACTTTGAGATAGGAAAGAGGCTTGATCCAGCAGATGGGATACAGGCGGTTAGGAATATATTAGGTAGATGTTGGTTTGATGTAGAGAAGACAGATAGGGGATTATCTGCACTAAGAAGTTATCACAAGGAGTGGGATGAGGATAATCAGGTGTTCAAGAATAAACCAGAGCATGATTGGTCAAGTCATGGAGCAGATGCTTTTAGGACTTTTGCAGTAGGATATAAAGAGCTTGTAACATTACCACCAGCAACTCATACAGTTATTACGGATGATCCGTATCAGCAAGGGGGGTATAATAATGAGTGATTTCAAACCTTATGAAAAAGAAGAGCAATATAAAGTTGTGCTGTCTAAAGACGAGGCGTTACTAATACAGAAACTTAGAGAAACGGGATACGGCTCGGTAACTGTTCACATGGTTAATCATAGGATAGTTAGAACCGAGACAATATCCAGTGAGCTAACCAAAGATGCAAGAGAAGGAAAGGTAACAATAGCATTGGAGGTTGTAGATAATTAAAGTATAATATATTTGCAGAATATGAAACATAAAAAAGTAAAAGGAAGAATGAAGGTATTGAAAGTGTATCCTTATAGGGATCATCTAATATACATCAGAATGATCGGAAAGGATTACTTTGAGTATCTTTTATTTCATGATGGTCAGCTGTACTCCAGTTATATTATAATATTACCTGAGGAAGGTAAAAAGAAATTAACGAAAGCACAGATTAACGGTTGTATTGAGATTGTTAGTGCTGGTGCGGAAGCTACTATAAATGCTCTAATGGGCGTTGAACTATCCGATGAGGATAAAGAAAAAGTAGCGTTATTTGAAAAGCACAGAAAGGAAGTTGAAATATGAGTCAAGCGTTCCGAGAATGCATAAAAAACGGGGGAAGGGTGAGGACTAAG